ATGTAATCAAGTATGGAGATTGTTTCTTTGTGAGAGATCCTGAAACAAACAAATTACTTTATATTGATCCTGCCAAAGTAGACAGAATCATTGTCAACGAATCAGATGGCAAACAACCTGAACAATATGTGGTCAGAGACATAAATCCAAACCTACAGAGATTGAGTGCAACACAAATCACACCAAATCAAACTTATGGTGGTGGTGGCACAACAGGTGGCACATTCAATCAAAATTATGCAGGTGCAGGACAAGGCACAACCATGACAAATTCTAACATGGGTGCAGGCACAGGTGGCAGATTCTACAGAACAATGAATCAGTATTCTATAAATGCTGAACATGTGGTACACTTGAGTATGTCAGATGGTTTGGACAACCTGTTTCCATTTGGACAGTCAATCTTAGAACAAGTTTTCAAAGTTTACAAACAGAAAGAATTGTTAGAAGACGCAATCATTATCTACAGGGTACAGAGAGCACCTGAAAGAAGAGTGTTTTATATTGATGTGGGTAACATGCCAACACACTTGGCAATGCAGTTTGTTGAAAGAGTCAAAAACGAAATAAATCAAAGAAGAATTCCAAGCACATCGGGCGGTATGAACTATGTTGATGCCACTTACAATCCAATGAGTATCAACGAAGACTATTTCTTTCCACAGACAGCAGAAGGTAGAGGATCTAAAGTGGACACACTACCAGGTGGTACTAACCTAGGTGAAATTGACGACTTGAGATTTTTCACAAACAAACTGTTTAGAGGTTTGAGAATACCAAGTTCTTATCTGCCAACAGGTGCAGACGACGGTGCACAACAGTACAATGATGGCAGAGTAGGCACAGCATACATTCAGGAACTGAGATTTAACAAATACTGTGAAAGATTACAGAGAAACGTAAGTCCTGTATTTGACGAAGAATTTAAATTGTGGATTGCAAACAAAGGGTACTCAATTGACAACAGTCTATTTGAATTGAAACTGAATCCACCACAGAACTTTGCACAGTACAGACAGACAGAAATGGATCAACAGAGAGTTGGAACATTTGTACAAGTGGCAGAACTTCCTTACATGTCAAAAAGATTTGCACTAAAAAGATATCTTGGTTTGACTGAAGAAGAAATGACTGAGAATGCACAGCAATGGGCAGAAGAAAACAACATAAAACAAAAACAAGCCACTAAATCTAGTGAATTGAGACAGGGTGGAGTAACACAGGCAGGCATAGCAGGTGATCTTGACAATTTTGAAGATCCACAAGCACCTGACACTACTCAGCCTCCGGCGCAACAACCAGGAGCAACACCAGGACAACCACCGGTACCAGGCACAACACCAACACCAGGCACAGGCAGAACATAAAATAAATAGAAGCAATGATACTAAAAGAATTTTTTACAGCAGGTGAACAGGGATTTGAACAGCAAAAAAACTACAATGCTGAACAAGACATTTCTGTGCTTGACAAAGAAGACACTAGAAAAACAAGATTGACTCTCAAAGACATCAACAAAATGAGATTGGCTTCTGAACAGCATGACGCTGAACAAAAAGAAGAAGCAATTTTTGTCCAAAAAATGTATGGACAACCTGCCACAGACGATAATTTAACATTATAACAATGAGCAACATAGCATTTGTTCTGGGCAACGGAACATCTCGTAAAGGTATAAAAATTGCTGATATGCAAAAACACGGACCTGTTTTTGCCTGCAATGCTGTATACAGAAAAGAAACCCCCGACTACTTGATTGCTGTTGATCCCAAAATGATATTTGAAATTGGGGAATCTGATTATCCAGCAAAACATCAGGTATGGTCAAACTTCAATCATCAGTATGATAAAAAACCCAATATACTGAATCATATCAACTGGTTCAAACCCAGCCTGGGATGGAGTTCTGGACCAACTGCACTAAAAATGGCCGCAGATAAAGGATTTGACACAATATATATACTGGGTTTTGACTATCAAGGACTACCCAGAGACCACAAACACAAAAGATTTTCACTCAACAACCTGTTTGGAGACACCAGAAACTACAAAAGATCCATTGATGAAGCCACTTTCTACGGCAACTGGATGAACCAGACCAAAAAAGTTTTGAGGGACTATCCCAAAATACAATTCCGAAGAGTGATAGGAAAAAATGCTTTCAAGCCTCATGATCTAGAATTTGCCAAAAACTTTAAGCACGTAGATATTGAAGAATTTGTCAAGATATATAATTTACACATCGAAAAATCATAAAAATCCGTCTTTTAGCACCAATTTCTCGGCTTTTTTTGCCGTTTGACGTAAATACTTCACTTATAAGCAAACAAACCTTGCAAACCAAAAAGGAGCACGTGCAATGTCAAATAAATTTGAACAATTATTAGAATTGCTAATAAACGAAGAGAATGAAAAAGCGGAAGCGTTATTTCATGAAATCGTAGTAGAAAAGTCTAGAGACATCTACGAAGGATTAGCAGACGAGACTACAACTGAGGCTAAAGAAGAAGCCAAAGAAGAGTCTAAAGTAGAAGAAACTGAAGCGTCAAAAGACGAAGCAGTTAAAGAAGAGACCAAAGAAGAGTCTAAAGAGGAAGCAGTTAAAGAAACTGAAGAATCTAAGTCAGAAGAAGCAAACGAAGGCGAAGACGTAGAAGTAGCAATCGAAGACGAAAAAACTGACGAAGCAGAAACTAAAGAAGAAGAGTCAATCGAAGAAGTAGGTGGTGACGCAACTGACGAATTAGTCAAAGATATCGCCGCAGACGAAACAGGTGAAGCAGAAGGTGCCGCTGATGACATGGAAAAAGACATGGATGCAGACGGTGAAGAAGGCGACACTGAAGAGAGAGTGGCTGATTTAGAAGATGCTTTAGATGAACTTAAAGCAGAATTCGAAAAAATGATGGGTGGCAAAGACGACGAAGACCACGGTGATGAAGACAAAGAAGAGTCTGCAGAACCAGTTGTTGATGCTAACGCTGATTTATCAATGGAAGGCATGAAGAAAGAAGCAGTAAAAGAATATAAAATTCAAAAATCTGCTGACAATGCTGATCACAGCGATGCAAAGGCTTCGCCAATGACGCAAACAGGTGGTGCAGATATGAACACAGCAAGAGGTTCAAATATTGCAAAAGGTGGCGCTGACGAAAAAGGCAGACCAGCACCTACAGCGGAAAAAATGGCTGACTTTGAAAACACTGGCGGTAAGGACAAAGGTACTTCAATGAAAAAAGAAGTTAAACCAATAACTGCCGACGGTTCAGATAAATCAGGAAAATCTCCAATCGCCGGCAAGTAATTGCTGTTGATTTGAGACAACCATTTAGGAGAATCGGATGTCATCACTATATCTAAGAGAACATTTAACCTACGATCAGGCTAGAGTACAGGTTTTGCACGAAGGCAAAGACGGCAAGGATTTGTACATGAAAGGTATCTGTATTCAAGGTGGAATCAAGAACGCTAATCAAAGAGTATATCCTGTAAACGAAATACAAACGGCAGTAAAAACACTCAATGATCAAATCAGTTCTGGTTATTCAGTTCTTGGAGAAGTAGATCACCCCGATGATCTTAAAATAAATTTAGACCGTGTGTCTCACATGATTACTGAAATGTGGATGGACGGTCCAAATGGGTACGGTAAGATGAAAATTTTGCCTACTCCAATGGGCCAACTTGTCAGAACAATGTTGGAATCAGGTGTGAAACTTGGCGTATCGTCTAGAGGAAGTGGAAACATTTCCGAATATGGCGGTGGTCAAGTGTCAGACTTTGAAATCATCACTGTAGATGTTGTGGCTCAACCTTCGGCACCAGGTGCTTACCCAACGCCAATTTACGAACACTTGATGAACACAAGAGGTGGTAACAGAGCAATGGGCATGGCGGCTGAAGTTAGAAATGACAAAAAAGCACAACAGTATCTAAAAGATGCTATTAAAAACGTAATAAAAGGACTAAAATAATGATCGACGCAATATCAAAACTAGTTGAGTCAGGTGTTATTGGAGAAGAAACAAAAGTTTCAATCGAAGAAGCATGGAACTCAAAAGTTAAGGAAAACAGAGATCAAGTAACTGCTGAACTAAGAGAAGAATTTGCTAAAAGATACGAGCATGACAAAAACAACATGGTCGAAGCAATCGATAAAATGATGACTGAAAAGTTATCTGAAGAGATTAGCAAATTTGTAGAGGACAGAAAGTCACTTGCACAAGAAAAAATTGCTTACAAAGAAAACGTAGGCAAACACTCAGGCAAGTTAGAAGAGTTTGTGTTAAGCAAATTAACTAACGAGTTAAAAGAATTACACGCTGACAGAAAAGGTGTTCATGAAAACTTTAAAAAATTAGAAGAGTTCGTAGTAGGAGCACTTGCTAAGGAAATTAAAGAATTCCACGAAGACAAAAAAGGCGTTGTAGAAACAAAAGTCAAACTAGTGAAAGAAGCCAAAGCACAATTGGCAAAACTAAAAGAAACTTTCATTAAGAGATCTGCTAAAGTTGTAGAATCTGCAGTAACCAAAAAATTAGGTCAAGAAATTGATCAATTAAAAGAAGACATTGGTAATGCTAGAGAAATTAACTTTGGTAAGAAAATATTCGAAGCGTTTGCTTCAGAGTACCAAGCATCATACTTGAATGAGAAGTCGGAAACGGCTAAACTTATGAAAGTTGTTGACGAAACTACTTTGAAACTTAAAGACGCTGAGAAATCCGTCGAAGAGAAGAAAGCGGTGATTGAATCTAAGGAACAGGAAATTTCCAGAGCCAAAGATTTGATGGAACGTAAGGAAACGATGGGTGAGTTGCTTAGACCTCTAAGCAAAGAAAAAGCAGATGTTATGTCTCAACTGTTAGAATCAGTTCAAACAGGAAAACTAAAATCTGCATATGACAAGTATCTTCCTGCAGTTATGGATGACAAACCAGTTGCACAGGCTAAGAAAATTATTTCTGAGTCTTCAGGTGACAAAGCGGATGTCAGACAGACTAGAGGAGATGCTGATATAAACAGTATCCGTAAATTAGCGGGTATATAACAAACTGAAGGGGAAACAAATAATGTCTGAATTATTTGAATCAAAATGGGGCGAAACAAAAGCCGCATTAACTGAAGGTTTAGCAGGCAACAAGAAAAAGACAATGGACGTTGTGTTAGAAAACACAAAAAGATACTTGTCTGAACAAGCCACTGCAGGTGCTACATCTGCTGGTAACGTTGCTACGTTAAACAGGGTTATTCTTCCAGTAATCAGAAGGGTTATGCCAACTGTGATCGCGAATGAGATCGTAGGTGTACAACCAATGTCTGGTCCTGTAGGACAAATCCACACATTAAGAATCAGATATGCTGACACAGTAAGTGGTAACACAACTGCTGGTGAAGAAGCATTATCTCCATTCAAGATTGCGAAAGCATACTCTGGTAACACCAACAACACAACTCCTAAAGCGGCTTCAACAGCATCTTTAGAAGGTACTGCTGGTAAGAGATTATCTATCCAAATCTTGAAACAACCTGTTGAAGCGAAATCAAGAAAACTATCTGCAAGATGGACTTTTGAAGCCGCTCAAGATGCACAAGCACAACAAGGTATCGACGTAGAAGCAGAAATCATGGCGGCATTAGCTCAAGAGATTACTGCTGAAATCGACCAAGAAATCATTGGATCATTAAGAACATTAGCAGGTACTGCTTCTGAGTCTTTTGACCAAAGTGCTGTGTCAGGTACTGCAACATTCGTGGGTGATGAACACGCGGCATTAGCAGTATTAATCAACAGAGTTGCAAACCAAATCGCAACTAGAACAAGAAGAGGCGCTGGAAACTACGCGGTAGTATCTCCAACTGCTTTAACTATTCTTCAATCTGCTACAACTTCAGCGTTCGCAAGATCAACTGAAGGTACGTTTGAGTCACCAACTAACACAAAATTTGTTGGTACATTAAACGCGGCAATGAGAGTATATGTTGATGCATACGCCGCTGATAACACATCAGTGCTTGTAGGTTACAAAGGTGCAAGTGAAGCAGACGCTCCAGCGTTCTACTGTCCTTACATTCCTTTAATGAGCTCAGGTGTTGTTCTAGATCCGGCTACTTTCGAACCAGTAGTAGGCTTCTTAACAAGATACGGTTATGTAGAGTTAACAAACACTGCATCATCTCTTGGTAACGCGGCTGACTACGTAGGTTTAGTAGGCGTGAACTCAACCAACTTAAAATTCAAGTAAGCGATTTACTTTTATTTCGAAAAAGGGGGCATTTATTGTCCCCTTTTTTTTGACTTTTTTTTCAGTATCAAGTAAAATAATAAATTATGGAATACTGTTTTCATCACATACCAAAAACAGCAGGATCATCTTTACAGTTGAGATTGGCTCACAGAGAACATGTGGGACAGTTGCCCAAAGGTTCCACTTTGGTGGTGTATCCGTTGTACGATGGCATGAGGTTTTATAGAGTAAGTGAAGATGCCGAATTTGACGCTAATAAACCCATCAAAGAAGCGTTCTTACGCACATACAAATACGGCAGTAGTGTTGGACAGTCTACTATTGTTTGTGGACACTACACAAACATCTCTCAACCCGGCACACACATTACATGGCTACGTGATCCATTGGCCAGAGATGTCAGTCATTTCAATTATGACTGCAAATATGGTCATGAATTGACCAAAGACTTTGCACAACATCTGTCAATGATGAGTGGAAACTTTATTGTGCTTTGGCTCTACGGAAAATACATTGGTAGACACGACAGTGTAAGCATGGAAGCACGTTACAAAACTGTGAGAAAAGTTCTACGAGAAAAATTTTTACGAGTATATGACTCAGACAAGTTTGAACAAAGTTGGGACGAAGTTGCAGACATGTTAAAAATTGAAAAAGATCCAAGATTAAGTTCCAACAGATCAGATAAAGATTATCAACAAGTGCAAAAACTTTCAGACCTTACTGAAGATTTCAAAACTTGGCACAGATCCTATAACCGCTACGATTATCTTCTCTACGAAGAATTCTGTAAGTAGTTAAAGAATTTTTTTCGCCATCATACGACACACAGACCAAAACTGACAGTAAAACTTTGATCAAACAGTTCTAAATAATTCTGCGATTTAAAAATAATCGCACAACAAGGAGGAGATCCAACTATGGAAATCTTTAACAAAATCAAATCTGCGGCAAAGTCAATGACTGAAGTTGGCGTCGGTTTGATCGCCCTCGCGATAGTTCTTGAAGTTCTTTTCAAAGGTCAGGCAATACCTTTCCTAGGAAACATGAACGTGATCGGGAACATATCCGGGATTGTAAAATCTTTTTCGGCTGATGGTCTAGTAGGACTTGTAGCAATGTATGTCCTATATGCTATCTACAAAAAAGGTTAGGTAATCTACAGGGCGATGTAACGTGCATCGCCCTTTTCAACGCACTTTAACTTTTACCAAATTCGAATAAATATTACTAGTTCAAACGTGCCTATCACAGCATTGATAGGACTTATGCGGAATACCACCGCGTACCCAGGAGAACTGGGATTGGACTCCTAAAGAGGAGAAAACAAATGGGAAGACCTATAAAAAAAACTAGAATGATGGCATCCTTTAACCCAGGCAATGACGCGACTATCGCTGTATCTAACTACAGAACTGGTGATTCAAACGTTGCTGGAACAGGATCATACATTGTATCACAAAGAGGATCAAAACAGTTTAAGGTACACTTAAACGATTCTTCTGAAACAACAATGACTCTAGTAACAGACGGTACTTTGTCAGTGAACAACACTTTCAACGTGCAAGTTATACTAGACGACTCAACTGTGGCTTACGTGGAGAAGTTTTACAACAACACTATTCACTATGTGACAGCAGGAGGTACAACAGGTACAATACCTTACTCACTAGTTACAACAGAAGCAGATGACCAAGGTAAAGTTACTGACAAAGGTAACATCGACGTTAGAAAATTTAGCGCCGACGGTACTGCAGAGTAATCATTCAATTAAACGTGCTTTAATGGGGGGAGTTTTTACTTCCCCCATTTTTCTTATAAATATTACAAATGACAAAAATAGTAAGAACTTCAGGTGCATACACAATAGATCCGGGTAATGATGTTGTTACACTTAAAAACGGACTTTATTTCACGCCAGTGGCTTTTGCAAGTTTACCGGCAAATCCAGCCAACGGTATGGTGGCATTTCTGACCACAGACGGTGCTGGTGCAACAAAAAACAAATTAGTTTACTACGAAACAACAAATAACAGATGGAGTTATGTGGTTGATGATTCAGCCGTTGCTACGTCATAATAACAAATGAGATTCAAAGAT